TGCGAAGGCTCATACATGCTCAATGCCTATCTGCATGGCCGCAATCTCGGCGGGCGTCCACAGCGCGCCGGTCGCCGGATTGTATTGAGCCACAACGGGGAAGACCTTGTATCCCGTGCTCGTCACTGTGAAACTGCCGCCGGGCGTTTCGGAAGTACCTGATTTGGCAAGCAGGCGCAAGCCTTGCGGCGTCGTGTCAGTCACCCGTGCATCCGCATTGAGTTGCACGCCCTTGATGTTGGCGTTGATGCGCGTGCAACCGGTGACTCCGTACAAGTCCTTGTTTCCCACGGTCGTCGAGTACACGTAGTCCGTGTCGTCGTTCGACGGGTTCTCGTCCACGCACGCGGCATTGTTCGTTCCGGTGCTCGGCGACCAGTTGCTCTGCGCGTTGGAATTGGGGAACACGGCTTCGACGATCTGGCTACCAAGGAACGTGTTGTTGTCGGTTCCCGTTGTGTCCAGCACGTACACGTCGTCGAAGGTGACATAGACCGAGGCCGTGCTGCCGTACCAACCCCGAAACTGCACGCGATCAATCAAGCCGGCCCCGCTGTTGCGCGTATCAATCCCCGATGCCGAGGCAACCGTTGTCCCATTGACACGGACCTCATAGGCACCATCGGAGTCGCCGATGGTCACCTTGACCTCGACGTAGTACCACTGGCCGGCAGCTATCGTGTTCGGCGGGCTTTCACCCGGCAAGGTCGTCCCGGCGCGGTTCAGTCGGATGATCCCCGAGCCGACGATCTGGAGTCCGACGTGATACACCGACTCGCCGTCGTAGAACCGCAGGATGTCATACGGATAGGTGATGTTGTCCACCTTCAGCGCGAAACCCACGATGACCGTTGCGGTCGGCGTGAAGGCCGGAGTCGAGAAGCACAGCACAGGCGATGTGACGCGAAGGGAACCGGCAGCGCCGAAGAAACGCCCGGCAGCCAGGACGGCACCGGAGGCAGAAAGGTCCAGCGGGGATGCGTATTTCCTCACCAGCAGCGCGGTGATGTTGGCACCCACACTGCCCAGCGTCTCAAAACCTTCGATCCAACGTAGAGCCATAACTACCGTCCGTCAGGTCTGGTTCCCTGGGAAGCGGCCCTGCCCGCGCACGCGCCGCGCTGTGGTGTCTCGCAAATCGGTGTTGCGGCTGGCCGCCTTCTCCTCCGCCCCGGCGTTGGGATCGGCCGAAAGGTCCGGGACGCCCCGCGCTGCCGGGTCGCCCTTGCCGTCAGCCACGCCCTGGGACTCGGCGATCCGCTTGACGCGCTCGGCGTGGTCTTCGCGGGCCTTCTCGTACTCGTCGTCGTCGAAGCCCAAAGCAATCGAACCGGTCTTCTCACCACAGAGACCGCTGGCCACGGCCTGGATGATCGTCTGCGGATCGCTCGTGGTATAGTTGGCGGTGTCGATCTCGCGGTTGATCGCGCTCAAATCGTCCATGCTGATCTTGCCGCCCAAGAGCGACTGGACGATGCCCTTGGCCAACTCCCGCTTTACCCGGCGGCCTGGCACTGCGCCCATGAGCCTCTGCAAGTCCTGGGCTTCCTTGATGCGGTCGGCGTCCGACTTCAAGCTGTACCGCTCTGGGTACTTGATGGTGGCCACTTGGCGCTTGGAGACGTTCCGCTCCTCGTAGGCCGCCCAGAACTCGGCGATCTGCCGCTCGGCGCTCTCCAGCAGCAGGCCGATGTACGACAGGCCCGCCTCAAGGCCCTGGTTGTCCATTGCCTTCGACTCGGCGGACGCCCGTACCGCCAGGCTCGACACGGCCAGATTGACCAACTCGCGAATGTCCCGCTTCAAGCGGTCTTGCAATTCCAGGCTCACCCGTAGCGGCTCGGACGGCGGGGCGATGAATCCGGGCGGGTTCATCTGCTTGTCGTAGTACCGGCCGTGAGTCACGCCGATCTGAACGTCTTCGTCCGCCGCGCCTTGACCGCCACTGGTGGCCGTGCCGTCCGCCGTCGCGGAGATCTTCAGGTGCGCCCCCTTGGCCTTCAAATCCCTCTGTTCGATGTAGAAGGGGAAGTTGCTGCGCAGGGCGTAGTTCACATCGCTGGAGCCCAGGTTGAGCAACGCTATTTGTTGAGCGCAAACGTCTCGTATGAGGCTCCCGCCGATGTCGAGCATCACGAACGGGATGCGGTCCAACTCCAACTGGATTTCGCCGCCGGGATTGCCGTTCTGATCGACCGGCTCCTTGTTGAGGTTGTAAAACTGCAAGCGGACCTTGCCCATGTTCGGGTCGATGCGCAGATAGCGATACCGCTGCACCGTCAGCGTCGGCAGTAGACTGGACTGGTCGTACTGCATCGTCGTGTCACGAAGGAGAATCGCCTGGAACTCGGACGGCGATTCCGGCTTCGAGCAGGTCCAGGAAAGGATATCCTCGATGTCGTATTTGTAGAGATACGGTGCCGGGCGGCGGACGGCCGCCAAGGTGGCGTCAGCCGGCACGAACGGATGATCGACGTATACGCCCACCCGCCCCATGACCAACAGTTCGGTCAAGACCTTCACGCCCAGAAAGGCGTTCATTGTCGAGCCGCGGTGGTCCACGCCCAGGTTGTTGCCGTTGACGGCCGCCTGGTAAACCTCGCTGCCGCCCTTGCGCACCACGTCCCGGAGTCGCTGGTAGATCGCGTTACGAATGTCGTTGATCGCCGCCTTGGCGAACGCCGGCACGGGCGTGATGGCCTTGCGGGTGGCAAAGTCCGCTTGATCCTCGCGGTTCGAGAACCGCTCCAGGTAGGAGTCGCGGAAACTGTCGCCGCCTTCGTAGGTCCGCCGCCACTTCTCCCAGTCCGTCATGCCGGAGAGGTAGCCGGGGTGCCGGCTATCAACCAGGCTCAGGGTTTGGCTTTCCGCCATGACGGACCTCTAATCAAGTGACTTTTCCGGCGTTCTCGCCAATGCCGCCGACGGGCGCGAGGGCCAGACCGATGTCGGCATAGCAAAGGGAGTGGGCAAAGTGGTCGGCCCCGGTGTTCACGTATTCGGCCGCCATGTTGCCCGTGTCGTCCTTCTTGTACGTGCGCACCAGGTTCTTTATGTGCTCGCGGAATTCAAACGAAACGTCCCGAGGTAGCAGGATTCGAGGTGGGTTGATCTTGAACCGCCCAAGCGTACAACTGAGCCAGTTCGTGCGGTCAACCGTGGCGAATGGGGCACCAGTCTCTTCCTCGCTCAAGGCGATTTCTTTGGCCGTCTGCCCGCGCCGGTATCGCGTCAGCCACACGTAGCCGTGGAACTTCTTGGCGAAGCGGCGGGCGTCGTTGGTGAATGGGTCGGCGTCCACCACGCAGGCCAAGACCTGCCACTCCCGCATCAACTCGTCCAGGTAGCTCCATTCCTCGCCGGGGAACTTGCCGAACCACAACAGCTTGCCGATGGCCGCCGCATTGATGTCGCTGCCCGGCGGCCTGTCGAACAGCCACTCCACGACCGAGACGTAGCCGACCTTGCCCTGGTCTACGCCCATCGTTATCAGCCGGTCGCCGCCGATCTCCGGGCGTTTGTCGTTGATCGAATGCGACTTGACGCAGTGCTCGATCATCTCGTCGGTGACCTGGGCGCCCTCGCCGATGAACGGCACCCCCAGCTTGCTGCAATGGAACTCCGTGTTCGCCGCCTCGTCGCCCAGTCCGCGGTGGTATGCAATCACCAGTTCGCCGGGCGTCACCGTGGACGAGTAAAGCTGGTTGATGTAAAAGCCGCGCGATTCCTCCGCTGAAATGTTGGTTTCGGTAGCCTGCCACGTGCCGTTGGCCAGGAACTCCGCCTTGGCCTCATGGTCCAGCTTGTGCTTGCACTCCTTGCACTTGAGGAACGACTCTTTGCAGCGGGGATCGTTGACCGATTCGCCGATGATCTCCACACAATCCGGCCAGACCAGTTCCGTCCATCGGCCGCAGTGCGGACACCGAAAGTAAAAGTGCTCCTGGGTGCTGGTCAGGTACAGCTTGTGGATGCCGTACTTGGGCACGGTCGGCGTCGAGATCGCCAGAATGTGCTTCTCGACCTGCCCCGATAGTCGCTCCAAGGCCAGCCACACCGCATGGGTGTCCATCTCGTCCAACTCGTCCAAGACCAGCTCGGACACGGGGATGGACTTCAGGTTGCTGTCGCCGCGGCTCCCGCGAATGTACAGGACGTTGGTGCCGGTCGATTTCAGCCCTACGGTGTTCGTATCGACGAACAGGTCTTTCAGGTAGGGGCTGAGCTTCAACGCCGTCGCAAAGCGGGCCTTGGAAAAGTCGCTCGCGTTCAGCGCCGTCGGCAGGACGTAAAGCACATCCCGCTTCGACTGATCCAGCGTGAAGAAGGCCCGGTTGATCCCCGTCTCCGTCACGCCCAACTGGGCGGCCTTCATCGCGACCGTCCAGGCCGCCTTGCTGTCGTGAATCTCGCGGCACCAGGGGTGCCGGACGAAGCCGTAGGGACCGTTAAAGGGTGCCCCCATCACCCGTCGATGCTCGGCCCACCGGCTGCACGACCGCAGGTTGTTGCTCCGAAATCCCTCTTTGACAAAGGCCCGCAACTGATCGACGAAGTTCATCCTGTCGTCACGTCCAACAGCGGGCATGGTTTATGGAGGTTGCATCGCGGGTTCGCTTGGGACAGCGGCAAGTGCGGCTCGCTGGTTGCTTCGGCGTTCAGCCCGGCGCAACCTCGTGTCTCGTTCTCGGCGACGACGGGAACCGGCCGTCCGTGTGGTCCTTGGCTCCGATGTCGGCCTCGGCTCGTCGGGGCAGTTGCGACAACGGCGGCGTGCCATCACTTGCACCCAGAGCGAGTCAGGGAGACAACCGCCCGGATGTCGTTGGTCCGCACCGGGGCCTTCCCACAGACGTAGACGATGAACGTCGGCACCTCGGTGACGCCGTGCTTCCTCGCCAAATCGGGATGGGCGTCGATGTCGATGATCTGCACATCCACCCCGGCAGCCTGAATCTGGACCAGGGCGGGTTTCGCCCGCTGACACGGGGCGCACCAGGACGCAGTGAAAGCCAACACTTTGGGACGGCTGCAACGGCCTTGGAGCCCTTCCTGCGATGCTTCGCAGCCCGCAACCAGCGCCAGTAGCACGAACAAGGCGGCCACGACGTTTCGATGATTCATCGTTGATCTCCCCGGTTCTCGGATGGCTCGCGGCGCAGCGGGAGCCATCGGAGAACCGGCCCGGAAAGCGGATGACCGCAACCGGGCGCGGTGATCTGGCGATGAGACTAGGCTTTCACGGACGCCGGGCCGACCGCCGGGGTCGGGGCCGATTTGACGACGCTCGGATCGCTTTCCTTCACGGCGTCGCCCAGCTTCGCGGCGATCAAGGCGCGTCCCGCCTCGGTCAGCAACTTCTGGGCCAAGACCCGCTCAAACACGGCGTCAAACTCCGCGATGACATGCTGCTCGCCGCCCAGGAACATCTCGGCAAGGGCCTTCATCTTCTCGGCCATGCCGCTGTAGTCGCCGACCGAGTAGTCGATCAGGAAGTCGGGAATCTTCGACAGGCCGTAAGCCTTCAGCGCAGCCGCCAGCTTCGCGGCACCGCGCCGGCGATTCTCGACTTCGGTGTCCTTCTGGAAGAGCCACTTCGCGGCCAGCCAGCCGACCAACACCACCAGGACGAGCACGACAAGATGCGACAGGGAAAGAACCATTGGTGTACCTCGTTGTCTTGGGAAAGATGGGTTCGGAAGGGATGCCACACGGCGGTGGCGACAGGATCAGGTCTCACTTCTGCTGATACGTCTCACGCCACTTGCGTGCGACACCTGCGACGGAACCGACAGCCAAGGCGATGAGCATGGCCCACCACGCCGGAAGGACCGACTCGACGGGACTGTCCAGGTCCGGTGGCCCACCGTCGTCAATCGGCTGCGGTGCCGGGTCCGGCTGCGGCGGCGGATTCGGCGCGGGGCCGGGGCCAGGTCGGGGGCAACGCCGTTCCATCTCGCGCCGCCAAGGGAGAACCGGTCGGATGCCTTGGGCCGTGTTGACGGCACTGGCGATCGCGCCATAGAGGCCCTCGGCCGTCATCGGGAGACTCTTGCCGGACGCCTCGTAGACCACCATGCCATCCGGTTGCTGGACCCGCACGGTCGGCAGGCCCTTGACGTTGGACGCATAGCGGGCCTGGTAGATCGCCGTGTCGCTCGTGACCGGGCAGAAATGGACCTTGTTCTTTAGGCCCTTCAGGCTGGCGTTCGCCTCGAACCAGCCGAGCACACGGAGATACGCGGCGTCGCCGGCATGGCCGACCACGCTGATGTACCACTTGCCCTGATCGTTGGGCAGATTGACGACACGCTCCTGGGCCAGCACGCCATTGGCCGTGGCGATGTCCGCGAAAGCGGGGACGGCCGCCAGCGCAGCGAGCAACAGACAGACGCTCAAGAGGACTCGATTCATGGGTTTCCTCACGGGGTTAGTGACTTGGTGACTTACTGTGGCAGCGGGGCCGCCGGG